ATGTTGGAGAGGGTATGTTGTTACTTTCGTCACATGAAGGAGCGTGGTTGGGCGATTCGAATAGGGCATAAGTGGGGTAGAGGAGGTGCAGATTCAATTGCACAGTGTTTGGGAGTAGACTTTACTAATTGTTGGAGCCCCGAATTTGTTGAGGGAGATGTGGAGAAATTTGACCAGGCAGTACTGGAGGTGTTTGTTAACCTCTATTATTCGACGATGTTGATACATCAGGCGCCGGGGGAGGATAAGGATATATTCGAGAAGGTGAATAAGTTCCTGTTGAAGGTGATGTTAAATCGTATTACGAAGATCTTTGGAGATGTGTGGGTTACTATTAAGGGAGGAGTTCCTTCTGGTTCGTATAACACGTCTGATATTGATTCGTGGGTGATGTTATTGTATTTCTGCTTGTTCTGTGTATGGCAGATAGCAATGGCACCACCTGAGCATCAGGAGGAACTGGAGTTAGTGTTTCTTGCCATTTTGAGGATTGTGGTTTATGGTGATGACCATGTCTATAGAAAAGGGTTAGGGATTGCTTCCCACTATTTTTCGGGAGCTGCGTTTGCTGATTTCTTGTTGAAGCATTTTAATGTTAAGTTACGAGATATTAAGGATGGGATCCCCTTTGTAAGTGTCACAAAGGATGGGTGGATTATGAGGGAAGGGGTTACGTTTTTGAAGCATCAATTCATAATAAACCCTGAGAAGGGAGCTGGGCAGAGTAAATTTCTTCCGTTTCGGGAGTCGAGAGAGGTGATGATTAGGGCGATATGGGGTCGAGAGACCCGGTTTAGGGATGAGATCGATGTCCTTCTGTCTATTATAGGGCATGCTTATGGCACCTATGCGGCGAATCCGGATGCTTACGACCGGTTGAATTTGCTGTATAAAGAGATTGTGGGCGTGATAGGGGTGGAGAATTTAGGGAGTCGACTTGTGGAAAGGGTAGGGCATGATGATCTAAAGAAGTTACGTCAGTTGGGGATATCAGAGGAGGATATCTTATCAGGGTTTCCTGCTTGGGAGACCTTGGTGAGTAGGAATGTTCGAGATGAGGCTTATCAAGATATATCTTCTTTGGCGTTTGATACTCTGGATCCTGTTGATTTGGACTGATATAGTCAGGGAGTCTGAAATTGAGTTAATCTCCGCGTTAAGCGCGTGAAAAAGGAAAATTGAAAAATATTGAAGAGTAAATGAAAAA